CTGCCGTCAGTAATCGACACACCAACGGCATCATCAGTTGTGTTCAATGTCATTGGCACGGCAGTACCGGCACCAACAGTTTGTGAAACCGATGACGAAAACGCACCGAAATAACCCAATGAACCCGCAGGCCCTGCAACACCAGCGGCAACAACCTGATTGCCTGCCTGTGACAACTGCACCGTGTTTGTGGAAGTTCTCAACTGAACCGCAGACTGCCGCACCGTAAGTTCAACACTCACCGTGTCACATCCTGAACAACCCAAACCTGCCCTGACAACAACGTAGACACAACGCCACCGGCAGTTGTTTCCTGACAATCCCACACCGCAGTTTGCGGTGACAACGCTGCCGTGGTTGCAGTGCCGAGCGTGCAAGCAAATGTGCCTGCCGTGCCGTTGGTGACTGAACAGGTGAACGTTGCCAACACCGCAGTTGATGCGGCAGTGTCGCGAATCTGTGCCTGATAGGTGCGCCCGGTGATATCGATTGCAGCACCGGCAGCGGTCTGCAATGTCACCGTCACTGTTTCAGTGTCACCCGTGCGAACCGTCAGCGGATAGTTGGCAGGCACACCCATCACAAACCCTTAGGCTTTGGCATCAATACAGGGCGCACAGGTGCAACCGGTGTTGCAACCAGTGACGGGGAACCGGCAGGGCCAAACGGCAGCGAACCCACCGATGTGAGAACAGACAACACCGCACCACCCAACGCCGCAATGCCAATGGTCTGCCAATCCAATGCAAACAAATCTGCACCAGTGGCACCGGCAATTGCGAGTAGTACAGACTGCACCGCAGTTTTCATTGCCCGTTCAAACGTTTCACGCCAAAAAACTTTGTTCATTAGATGTTCCAATCTTTGTTTGGGTAGTCCTGCTCATCCGGGAATTCATGTTCATCCGGGTCATACGGTTCAGGTTCATCAACATCCGGCATGGTGATCACATCAGGTTCAATCACAATTGTCATCATCATCCCAATCATCAACGTCATCAGGTTCAACAATCGCATCAGGTGTGTTCAATGATTTCCAAAGGCCATCCAAATAGCCGGTGGCATCGGTGATGGAATCCTCAACAGCGGCAGGATTTTCAAACGCCATACCACTATGCAACCCATACGCGACACGGCACAATTTCATTGTTGTCATGAACAACAACGCATATTCCGGGCACATCACCGTGGGTTCACCATCACACAACGCATTCCAAACATTCGCGACCCGCTGGTAATCCTCGACAAAAGGCCCGTATTGGTTGTTGCGGTCACCGTGTGTGAGGGCAAACGCATTCAACAAAATGGAACCCACCCCGTCATCATCGATTTCAAACAGTTCATCATTCATCATTGACCCCCTGCGGTCAGTAAACATGGGCCATGAATTTGGCCAATGGGACACCTTCAAAACGTCTGCACAAATAATCAAGGCTGACAAACATGGGATCATATGAACCCTGTTCAACCTGATGTTTCACAATGCAACCCCGCCAGTGATCATTTCCCTGCGGGCCCAAATACTTTTCAGTGTGCAAATAGCAACTGCCCGCAATCAACGCGTGTTGCGAACGTCCCGCAACAAACCTGATTGCATAATCCAAAACCTGTTGATGGCCCATTGTGAAACTGTGGCCCACCTGTTTCAACCGTGTGGTTGCATTGCCCCCGAACGGTCTGCCCGTCATCGGGTTCGCCCAATAGTGGGCATACCAAACACCATCAATGCAGATGGGTTTCAGGAACGGCACAACCTGCCAACCATGTGATGAATAGTTCAGATCATCCAGCGAAATGATGCCATCCAAATGTGCGGCATCATCATCAATGGCCCGTTGGATTCGCTGCTCATGGTTGCCATGCAAAATGACCAGTTCAGGTTTGTACTGTTTCTTGCTTTGCTTTGCTTTGCGCCGGTTGTGTGTTTCCATTGGTTCACACAACACGTCAAACGCAACATTGGCAGCGTCAACATCGTCACGATATCTGCGGCCCTCAAAATCTTTTTTGCCCACGTCATACGATGACAAACTTGGGCCGTCGAAATGATCCCCCAAATGCACAATCACATCAGGTTGTTTCTCAACTATGTATTGACCAACCCAACCCAACGCATCATTGGGTGTTCCCGGTTTTGCTTGTGTGTCAGGGATCACCAAATGTGTGCGTGGTTTCTGTTCTGTCATACCCTTGCCCGTTCGTTTGGGGATAGGACTACCAACGCCGCTTGCCACGGTGATGGATATTTTCATGCCGGTCTAGTCGCGCGTCAAGGTTTTCAACTTTGTCGTCAACACGTTGAACCGACTGGTGCAAATCAAGCAACCTGTCACGAACATCAACAACAACCTGACGATTGTCGGCATGCTGTTCCGTGTTCTCATTACGTAACCGCACAATTTGAATGATCAATGCAGTGATTGCACCCAAAACAATGCTGATGCCTGTGAGAATGGCAACCCATTCCGCTGCACCAAAACCCGGTGTGTCAATGATTGTTTGCGCCAGCATTGCACTATGCGCCCAAGAACTTGCGCAAATCATTGATCCTAAACCAATCGCAATATTCGTTTGCGTTCGGGGCAACCTGCCATGATCCCCAAAGTTCACCAGTGGCGGCGAGGGTTACACACAAACGGCCATCAGCGGCGGTTTCAGCGGTCAAGTTGCTGCCTGCAATGCCACCTTTGATTTCTGACCACGGACCAATCAAACCTGTTGGTGATGCTGCGACACATCGCAATGCCATGCCATTGCCGGCGAGGGCAAAATATTCATCGCGGCCATCCGTGTTTTTCAAATGCATCATGTCTGTTTCACTCGCTTCAATTGGTGTGGGTGGCACGGGTGGTGCCGGTGGTGTCGGGGTTTCAACAATCGCATCAATCAACATTTGATCCAACCGGCCACGGTCGGGGTGCCGTGACCATGCGTCAGATCGATCCCACGGTTGGACATCACCGTGGCAAAACAGTCCTGCCCGGTTCAGCGCATCAGTACCAACCCACTGTGCAGTTGCATTGGGATCAATACCCAACATTGCCCACAATGCACGGATTGCCTCGCCCGCCCGTTTGATCATTGCCTGTGTGTTTGGATCATCAGGTGACAGTTCCGCGCTGCGGCCTGCCAAACAAATGTGCCATGTGCGGCTGTTGTATCCCGATGCTGCCACTGAAAAGGTTGTGTAGCCGGGTGGCACCAACACAATGGTTTCATCACAATCAACAATGCACGCATACGAACCCGGATCGGTGCGTTGTGAAATGAAACGTGCCAAGTTGCGTGCCGTACCGGAACCGGTAGGGCCTTCACTGGTATGAACACCAACAGCCCATGTGGGTGTGTTCGCGCGCAACGGATAAAACTGTGGTGAACGTGGCGGGTTGTCTAACAGGTAGTAGCCCATCACGTTCCCAACCAAGTCGCTTGAAAGAAGGTTGGGACACCGGCGGCGTTTGCAAGCACTTGAATGGTGCCGGTGCCGTCATGTTGGACACAAAGTTTGAACAGATCGCCAACAGACGCGTTGTAGATCACGGAAAGATTGACGCGTGGCGCAAGGAATGAGCCAGAGTTCAACGCGCCCTGAGCGGCGATGGCGTCGGCCGATGTTGGTGAGCCTCCGCCTGTGGCTTGGCGGGTAATGAATGCAGTTTTGTTTTCACCACTAGCAATGGTCGTCCATGCAATGTTTGCAATAAGGAGCCATTTGCCGGCGTAACCGGTGGGGACGGTGAAGGTGTTCGAGGCATAGAGGTTGCCGTGGTCGTAGGTTTCGCTTGCTAATGAGACGACGGTAAAGGTGTTAGCCGTGATGGTTTGCGCTGAGGTTTTTGTTACAGAGAAACCGGGAACAGGGATACGCGCTTCACGCCACCCCCCATCGATGTAGGTGTAGAGGCCCTCTGTGCGGTCGCCCGTATTCAGGTAACAGACCATGCCCTCTTCAGCAGTGACCGCTGCATCGCGAGCAGCAGCCGACGCAAAGACCATCACGCTCTGTTCCATCAAATAGTTGTTGACATCTGATGCCGTTAGCACCGCTCCAGCGGTGAAGTTTTTGAATCCTGAACCCATTGTTGTGTCCTCCTGCTAGTAGGCAAGTTTGTTGGTGTCTAGGACACCAAAGTTGTTGTTGTCGAGAATGAAAAAACCTGTGTAAAACGTGGCGCTTGAGAGGCCGAACGTGACACCCCATGTTCCCGGTGTGATTGTGTGAGATACAGACTCAACAAAACAATCACGTTGAACAGCAGCGCCACCGCCGGGAACAGCAAAACTTACCGTCACACGATCACGAATCTTGCGTGACAGCAGATCGGGATAGAGCGTGGACGGATCGCCTTGCGGGGAAAAACGAATCTCATCCGGTCGCAATTCGGGGTTTGCATACTGCGACGCCAAGAACAGGGCAAGATCGGTTGCTTGGTTCTGTCCATAAGAAGTATCACTGCCAACAGTCGAAACAATTGGCACCTCGATTGCGAGGGTGCGTGCACCGTAAAGCGAGATAGATTCAGCGTTTGAGACGATGACGGTGGTGCCGGTAAGTGCCTCGCCGGTGACTGCGTTCGTTACGGTTCGGTCAATCTTGACAATGTTGTAGATCAGCGAGTCATCATACACAATCGAAGTGTCAACAAACTTTTTTCCGGCAACGTCTGTGGTGTCGTAAATCGACTGCACATTGATTGATCGATCGTCGGAAATAATCGCATCACGATCAGCGAAGATGACGGTGCCATCATCGTCAACGTAGATGGCACCAGAGTCTGCCGCTGCCGCTTCTTGCAACATTTCAATTGGCGTTTTTGTTGCATCTTGCGGGGCCAAAAACGTGGTCCCCTCGTCAATATCTCGCAAATTGTCGGGCCAGCCAATCGCATCAAGGATTGTTTCAATACGAAGCCCCGGCAGATCGGTGCCTGTTCCAATGATCGGTGTTGTTGTGACACCGCCCGAAACATTGATACCCCCCGTGGTTCCTTCACCGGTCACATCAATCGAAGAAACGCCGAGGCCATCAGACGGTTGGGAAATCCCAATGTCAAAAGTGGTGGTTGCGCTTGACGAAATGCTTGCCGATGAGGGCAACCCACCAATGACATTAGATAGTGTTTTGAATGCATCGGAACACGAAATGGTTGCAGTTGCGTCACCTATTCCAGCGTCAGAATAGTTGAATGCCCACGAATCAATGAAGCCACGAAAGATTGGATAGGTGACACCATTCCATGTTGCACGGATGACCACAGGAATGGAAGGGACAACGCCTGTGACACCAACAGTTGCGTTGTAATACGGGGACGCTGTGTTAGTTGGATCAAACGCACGATCACGATTGTCTAGCGTGATTGTTGCCGTGCCAGTCCCGAACCGTTCCAACGCTCGCCTGCGACCGCGAGAAGTAGACACGGAACGAACAGAAGAACTTATGTCATAAAAAAATGCGCCATCACCAAGCGTGCCGGTGTCTAGTCCGGGGCCAACATCCAACACAAGACGGTCCCCGGTATTGGCACCAACAACAGAAGGTGCAAACAACACTTCAATGGTGGGCATATTGGCCAGACTCATGGCACAAGAACCGTTGCACCGCGACGACTAGCGCGCGCAATCGCGTCAATTACTACACGCTCGATTGCGTCAGGGTCACCTGCAACTGTGTTGATTGTCACGTTGATTGCAGGATTGCCACCTAACCCGTTGCCACTGAACAATGCTTTTTGTTGCTGTGCGTTCAGGATCATTTCGTTATCGTGCAAAACGGCGAGGCCCGAACCGCCTGCCATTGATGTGTTGAAATACCCGCCTGATGCGAACCGTGGAAGTTTCGGTGCACTGATTGTGTTGCCGCCAATGACAGGAACCCAACCGGGAACAGACCATGACAGTTTGCCCACTGTGTTGTTCCATGCATCGGAAATGAAATTGAAGGCAGTGCGGAACGGCCCACTGATTGCATCTGCAATGTTTGAGAACACACTGCCGATGATGTCTTTGGCGGTTTGGAAAAATCCCCAAACTGTTGCAATGCCGTTTTTGATGTTTTCAAATACACCACTGATGAATCCCCACGCTGCACCAATTGCACCGGTGATTGCTGACCACACGGTTTGCACAACGTTCCACAAAAATTGGTAGTAGTTCACAAGGATTTGAATGGCGGTTTGGATGGCATCCCAAATCACTTGAATGACAGACCACGCAAATTCAATTGCCGTGACAATGCCGGACCACACGTTTTGCACAACATCCCAAAGGATTTGGAAGTTGTTCCACATGAACATCACATAGGCAACAATTGCTTTGAAGTACGCAATTGTTATTGCCACAACAACACCAGTGACGGTTTGGATTCCTTCCCAAATCGTTTTCCAGTTAGCCCAAAGAAACTTGCCAACAGCGACTAGCGCAAAAATTGGCACAAGGATCGAACCAAAAAGTAGCGCAATAATTGCTGCATACGCTTTATGGTCCATGATCCAGCCCCACACTTTATCCCAATTGTTCCACAGATAAACAATTGCGGCGACAACTGCGGCAATGGCCAAACCGATTGCAATGAACGGTGCGCCTGCCGCAATTGTTGCGGCGGCGGCGGCAATCATTCCGGCGGTGTACATAGCCAATGCAATGACCATCACACCACCCAACACGGCTGCCACAATTTTCATCACATCCTTGTGTTCCATCATCCAATTGGTCAGTTGTTCAACCTTTGGACCAACCCGGTCCATTGCATCACCAATGGCACCAAACACTTTGGTTGCAATCGGTTCAAGCGCGACGAACACCCTGTTTTTCAACAGGGTCAGTTTCTCAGCAAAATCTTGTGTGTCTGCACCGGCACCCAAAATGGTGTCACTGCCGCCCTGCAAACTGGTCAACATGTCCTGATACGACAGTTTGCCCTCACGAATCATCGCGGCAAACTTGGGGCCAGCCTTAGCCCCAAACACATCCAGTGCAACCCCTGCGGCATCAACATCAGTTGGCGCATTTTTGATTGCATCAAATGTTTCATTGAAAACAGTAGTTGCATCCTTGCCGCTTTTTGCAGCAGTCGCCAACGTCCTAGACAACGCAGGCATCACATCTGCCGCATCAACACCAGCCTTGCCCAACGTCGCGAGAAATGCCGCCGATTGGTTGAAATCCAAACCAACCGAACGCAACACAACACCGGCACCGGACATTTGCGATGACAAATCCGCAACCGAAACCCCTGATGCCTGTGACGCTCTGAACAACAAATCAAGTTTGCCGGACTGCTCACCAGTAGACACACCGAAGTTTTGCATCACATCAGTGATTGATTGAACATTGCCCGCCAGTTCCGTGCCGGTAATGCGTGACAGTTCCAACGCCTGTTGTGAAAGTAGTTGCAACGGCTGACCGGTCAACCCAAGTTTTTGGTTGAAACCCGTGACCGCTGCACCCGCATCAGCAAACGATGCAGGCACCGCACTGGCAACCGCTTTCATATCGTTTTGCAATGCTTCCAACGCAGGCCCCGTTGCCCCGGTCCCCGTTCTGATTGCATCAAACGCTTCATCAAATGATGAACCGATTTGATACAACCCAACACCGACTGCACCGGCACCGGCAAGAATGCCAAACCCAACCGCCCCCATTGCTTTGGTGGTTGTGCCCAACTTTTCAGTGGTGGCCTTGCTGAACTTGTCCAGTTCATCCGTCGCGCTTTTCAGTCCCTTATCGTTGAATGTCGAAATGACGTTCAGCACAACGGCCATGACTGGCCCCCTATCTCATTGCGTTCAACTGCGTTTGCAGTAGTGATTCTGATTCTTTGATTGTTGCAACAACTTTTGTGGTGATTTCTTTTTCACCACCGGCTTCATCCCATGCACGCCAAATCAAACGTGACGGTTTGCCATGTTGGTTTTGAATGGCTTCAACAAACGCATGTGTGGACGGGCCACGCCCTGCTGTTTCAAACGCTGCACCGGCTGCACTGCTGTTTGAAATTTTCCATGCCGCCTGTGTCACTGCGCCTTTGGAACGTCTGCCGCCTTGCCTAACTGCAATGCCACGTTTTGCCAGTGCCGAATTCCAAAACGGCAAACGGCTATCCATGTAGCGTTGGCCTGCGCTGCCGTAGTTCCAACCTGACAACGGTTGATCAGGCACAAACGATTTGGCACGTTTCGCAATAGGGCTAAGGGTCGCCCTGATTTCCTTGTCCATCGCTTTGCGCAATTCAGGTGAATATTCTTTCATCAACGCTTTTGTTTCAGCGTAGTTGTACAACGC